TTACTGAAAGTTTTTACTGAAAGTTTTCGTATGCTCAGCCCGAGTCTGGGTTCCTAAAATTCCCCGTATTGGTTTAACATAGTTACTTATAATATCAGTTTGCATATCAATATCAGATTGTGCGTAGAACTGCAGAAGCGTTTTTGGGCTATTTCCCATGATGGAAGATATCAGTGCTGCATTTGGCTTCTTGCGCATGTTATTGGTGGCAAAAGAGGTCCGAAAGCCGTAGAGCGGTATATACGGCAGTTCTTGTTCTCCTTGTGGTACTGCCTGGTGTTTATCTTTATAGTCTTGCATTCTTTTGTTGTGCGCTATCAGGAGCCTCTTAAATCCAACCGCGTACTGACGGGGCTTAATTGGATTCCCGTTTTGCGATACAAATAAATAATCATTGTCGCCCCACTTTGGATGCTGCAGATGCAACTCCTGTTTCCAGCTCTGGCGCTGCTGAAGAAGATCATACAGATACCGTGGAATCGGTGGAGTGCGGTGAGACTTTTTCGTTTTTAGATCTGTTTCATACGCAAAATTGTCGTACCCGCGGTCAAAGTTGATAAGATAGCACGGCTCTGTGGATAGGCAGCCTTCCCGCAGGCCGCACACTTCGCCAGGCCGTGCACCGAGAGCCGCAGAAAGGCATAACATCGGATAATAGTGACTCGCCTGGACTTCTGGAAGGGATAGGAAATAGGAGAACTGTTCATCTGTCCAGGTTACTTTTGATTTTGTTATCACCTTGCAGCGTTTAATTCCATTGGTAGGATTATCCGGTCGGCACTTCAGAACGTCCTTCGCAAAGTTAAAGATGTCAACCAGGATGTTCAGGCATTTATTCACCGTCTCCGGGCTGTACTTTTCTTTCATGAGGTTCATGTACTTTTGAATGTGAAGCGCAGATATTTCCGAAACACTCCGGTTCCCGAATACCGGCTTTATATAGTCCTTATAGAACCGTCCGTAGACCTGCCAGGTATTATTTGCGTAAACTGGTGGTTTGGTGGCTTTATGCCACTCTTCGAATATCTGGTCGATTTTAGTTGCACGAAGCTTCGGCCTTGCCTTGGCGCGGCCACGCTCAATCTCTCTTTCGATATCGGTATGATCTTGTCTTGCCTGCTTTTCAGTGGTTCGCATCGGACCGGTGATTGACCTTTTTTCTTCAGCGTACCAGACGGATGCGTAGTATTGCACCTTGGTTTTCCTCGTTTTCTTGGATGTGTAGCTGTTTTTTTGTATACTCATATCATCATCCTTTCCTCTATCCCATTAGATGGGTATAAAAATAGCGCCTCTTGCCAGGACGCCCGGAGAATGATATAATTCAAGTGTCGAATTTGATTTATATCTTCTGGAGCAATCCGCAAGAGAAAATCTATGTGAAGCCGTTCGGTACGCCAATACCGGGCGGTTTTGCTATTTAAAGTGGTCGAAATCGACCACTTTATGCTTTAATGAGCATTTTCTTCAGAATGCATTCGCTGGCTGATGCGGAATTGTTCGGCGTCTGGAACGTCTATAAATTCTACTGTTTTATCAAAGTTTTTCTTAACTACTTCTTTGATTTCATCCAGGGTTACATTGAAAAATTCTCGGCGTGTATTTACCATATTTATCTTACGATCTTCAAATGCCCTATGTAAAGCAGCTTCCAGAGCAGGAGCATCATCAGAAAAAATCATTGCGTGTACATCAAAATTAAACGGAACAGAAGCATCGCCAAGTTCATCCACGCGGTCTTGAGGGTCTAATCTTCGGGTCATTCCAATTTTATAAACATTAGGACCGAAAGAACCAATATTTGAAATTACGTAAACGTAACCAGCTTTCATATTCGCCTGACGGTAATCAATATCTGCAATGGCTTTTTCTATATCTTTGATATGAGACTCAAGCTGCGCTTTCTTCTCTAAGAGATCCGCATCGCCAGGTTTTTGCTGGAGCTGCAACTGTAAATGCTCATAAGCAGTTTGGTAATGTGTTTGCTCTTTTTCGATTCTTTTTCGCTGTTCTTCAATTTCCTTTTGGATACGAGCCTGTTCGCGTTGTTCTGCGCGGGCAGCTTTTAGTTCTTCTTTTTCCTGTTGTTTTTTCTGCTGATATTCGAAAGCTAAACGGAGTTCTTTAACTTTGGCATTTAAATAGGGTTGAGTTATGGAAATACTCATAATGGTTCCTAGTTTTGAAATAGCCTCAGCCGATTTATAGATACGATCTAATGTTGCGTCAAAATTGGTGTATTTAACACGGGATATTAAATCATCACATTCGCTATTAAAAGCTCGCATGAGCAATTTCTGAGTATCAGAGACCATTTTCTTGCCTTTAGAGACGCTACCATTTACAGTCCATTCGGTACTTCCGGAAACCGCATTCTTATTCTTTATTAATTCTTTTTGTTTAGCGCGTATTTTTGCTAATTCTTCCTTATAGTCTAAAGCACTGGCAAAATCATAATGCGGCTGGTACAGTCCAAACTCCTGTACAATGATTTCATCGTCCATCCATGATATTTCGGAATGTTTTTTATGTATTGTATCATTCAGCGAATTGATTTCATTGTTTTTCTTGGATATATCAGAAGAAAGCGAAGCAATTTCATTTTCTTTTGTGGAAATTTCGTTTTGGAGTTCTTCAATTTTCCTTTGCAAGGCATCAGCCTGCTGCATTTCGGGTGTGAATAAACTTTTTAACCGTTCACATTCAGCTTGAGACTTTTCAAGTTCAGCCTTATATTGATTCCCTTTAAAAGTATCAAATAATCCCATAGTTTTCTCCTTTTGTTATTTTTGCTGGAAACGCAATTTGACTAAGTCTTTACGATATCCCAGTAAGTGGGATATCTGATCTGCGGTGTATGGTTCATATTCAGCGATCATATCATCATCGATTAAGAGATCCATAGCAAACGTATCTGCCTCCACCTCATAACGATGGGTATTTAGGTGAGTCCGGCTATCCATAAATAGGGCATTGGCTTTTTTGTGGAGCAGCATATGCCCGAGTTCGTGAGCGCAGACAAATTTTTTTTCGTGCTCCGGAAGATTCTCATCAATATAGATGATATTGTTCCGCTGGAAGTACTGATAAAATCCGCGTACTCCACAGAGTGGAGCAAATACCACGATAACATTCATTCCTTGAATAATTTCGAAAGGGTTTCTTGTCTGGTGCTTTCGTACCAGAGAATCCGCCTTTTTCTTAATATCCATAAGCTATTCCTTCTTATATTTTTTAGGAGTGTACTTCTCTTTATTTTTCTTTTTCGCCATTTCCATGCCGATCTGCATCGCGGATAGAATCGACTCGATTGCTTCGGGACTGGCGGGATCACCATCGAACATTAATCCCTCTTGGGAGAGCAACTGCTCTCGGGTGTTGTTCAGTATTTTTTCTATATCCCGTTCGTCTCGAGCGGTAAGCTCTGGGGCTTTTTCTTTTACGACATCTTCTTTTCCGGTCATCAGATACTCTAAAGACACGCCGAAATAATCTGCAATTTTCTGTAGCTTATCCTGCTTGGGAGTGTATTTCCCTTGTTTCCAATTAGACAGTGTTGCAGTAGTAATACCAGTTTCCTTAGCTACTTTATAGGCGGTTATTCCATACTTGGAAAGTAGCTGTTCAAAAATCTCATACATTATATTCCTTTCCGCCTAAATAGCTTAGAAAAATTAGCTAAAAATATTGACAAGCTAAGATAACTATGCTATTGTATGAATGTAGCTAAGAAATCTAAGCTACAAACAATGACATAGGCTTTGGTTTCTTAAATAACTTAGGTGGTACTTTGATTATATAAGAAACCTTAGCTAAAGTCAATAGATTTTAAAGAAGGAGGTGTCTATTTTGTATAAAAAATATGCAGAGCTGCGAGATAAGAGAAATATAACAGACTATAGAGTCGCAGCAGATACTGGAATTTCGACAGCAACACTTTCTAATTGGAAGAATGGAAACTATGCGCCGAAGTTCGACAAGCTTCTGATTCTTGCAAAATACTTCGACGTTCCGGTGGAGTACTTTGCAGAGGCTGAATAGAACTGGAGGTGGACAGATGTATTTGGAAGAGCGTGTTTCTCGCTTAGAGGAGCAGAATAAGAAACTCATGCTCCAGCTTGAAACGCTGGAGAAATGTGGACTGACCCGTTTTGTAAGCGTTAAGGAGCTTGCTGAAATTATGCATTGCAGTGTCCAGAACGTGCACCGGAAGATTCGAAATGGGGAGATTCAGGCAACCCGGAAACTGGGGGATCCCCGCATCCCGATGAGCCAGTTCATGGATGCGGATAATTCGCAGACTTTGAAATGCAGACAGGCGCCGAAGCCGAAAAAAGCTGTGGGCATGGCGGAGCAGGTTTTTGGCTCATGAGAAAGTCGTGCAGTACCTGCCGGAGTTGCTGGCGGTGTATGGAATCCGATCGGGAATACCCGTGCAAAGATTATAAGAAGAAAGTGAGGAAGCGTGATGAGAGAGGAAAGAAACATCGAGTGCATGAACCTGCGCAGCCAGCACAAGCAGAGGCTTAGAGAGCTGGAAGCAGAACAAGAGCAGTGGTATGAGCATCTGGAGTTTATGACCAAATTACTGATGATGGCGGCGGCAGTCGCGGGAGGTTCGACGATGACACTTTTAATAGTGCTGCGTTGTCTGGAAGTATTTTAAGGAGGGGACAATGAGGACGATTGAAATCGATTGTGTCGTTGTGAGTGACGAAGTTTATACTGCTTTGGAAAGGGAAGTAAAAGAACTTGGCATTTTAGCAGCGAGCTGTGAAACTCCATTTAATGTGACGATGTCTCACGTAATTAATATGGCGGTAAGTGATTACGGAACCCGTTTGATGGAGGGGCAGAAGAAAGCAGACGCGCTGGCTTACACAGAGTAACAGGAGGCGATAAGGTGAAAAAACGTACGATGAACGTAAATATTCCGGTTACGGATGAGCAGATAGAAAGACTGGAGAAGCTGCTTCCGAAAGTCAGAGATGAAATAATTAAGCGGTATAAAGATATTTTTGATGAGGATACTTGGGATCAGCTTGGTCCCATATACGTGGATGTGCTCGACTATATCGCAGAAAAAGATTCAAACAGTTTCGTTGTTGGGATACTAGTTAACATTCTTATCAGTAATGAAGAGAAAGACCAGGAGAGGGCGCGACATGAGTAGAAGAACCAACGGAACGAACAGAGCCGGTGCGATGTTGAATGCCAGCCGGTACACCGGTTATGGGAAACCAAAGAAAAAGACCGCCAGCTTGGCAGAGCTGAACGGTCACATTAATAAAAATATTAACAGCTTGATTATATCAAGAGATTCGGGAGGATGCAATGGTAAAAGCGGCAATTAAAGGTAAAAGGGAGCCGATAGAGCTGGAAGGGGATGTGATCCTTGGTATCACAATCCTGTATGATGCAATCAGAAATTCAGAGGTGTTTATCATCGGTGATGTTAAACGTTCAATTCTTCCGGGAGTCCTGGCAGGAATGGCGGTGACGCTTCTGAAAACGTATTTTTCGGGGAAAGAGCTGGAGAAAGCGTATGCAGATTTCCATACGGCATTTCATTCAGCTGCAGAAGCAGCACGGGAGGAAGAAAAATGAGATATTTTAAAATCTGCCCGCGCTGCGGGGCGCATCTGGATCCGGATGAAAAGTGCGACTGCGAGGAGGTGATGGAAGTTGGAGGGGAACGTCAGGTGCGAGATTCTGGAAACGTTTATAGAGTTTCCTGAGAGTCGCGGGTACCACTTAGAGCTGAATTTAGTTAAGTGGGGAGAAAACGAACCGAAGTACGACCTTCGGCGTTGGAACGATGACCGTTCAAAAATGACGAAAGGGATTACATTGACGAAAGAAGAGCTGCTGACCTTACAGGACGAGCTTTCAAATATTAAATTTTAGGAGGAATTATCCATGAATATTTCAGTAACTTTTACCAGCTGTCAAGAAGTGGAGGAGTTTGTTTCTATGTTTGGCGGTTGCACTTCTTGTGCTAAGCCGGATGCGGCAGTAGCAGAGAAGAATGCAGGCCTTGCAGAGTCTCCAAGGACGGTTACGCCTGTGGAACCGACGGTACAGTCTAAGCCAGTTGCATCGGCTGCACCTGTTATCCCAACAGCACCTGCTGTACCAGTTACGGCAGCGGTACCTGTAGCACAGGCACCTGCTACGCCGGTAGTACCGACGGCTCCGGTCGGGGTGACAGCACCCGTACAGGCATCGGTACCGACAAGTACCCATACATACACGCCGGATGAACTTGCAGGCGCGGCGATGCAGCTGATGGATTCGGGCAGACAGAATGAGCTTCTGTCGCTCCTTCAGCAGTTCGGTGTGAACTCGATTCCGGCTTTACAGCCGCTGCAGTACGGGGCGTTTGCGACAGCATTAAGGGATATGGGGGCACAGATTTAATGGGAGATCATGCATTACGGAACCATTCGACCTTAAGCCCGTCGAATGCATACCAGTGGATGGAGTGCACGCCAAGTGTGATTCTGGGACTGCAGTTCCCGGATCCATCTTCTTCGGCGGCGGAAGAGGGTACGCTGGCGCACGAACTGGCAGAGCTCAAGGTACGGAACTATTTCTTCACCACGGATTTCGGGAAGCGGAAACTGAACGCCGAAATCAAGAAGTTAAAAACGAAAGAGATTTGGGACGATGAAATGATGGGCTATACGGATGATTATCTGGATTACATCAAGTCCGTAGCATTGAAGTTTCAGGCGTCGCCGCACGTCGATATCGAACGCAGGGTAAGCCTGGATGCATATATCCCCCATCTGCCAGATGAGGATCCGGCTTCCGGAAGCGCTGACTGTATTCTGTTGGGGGATGGCATCATTCATGTGATAGATTTCAAGTACGGCAAGAGTCCGGATGGTCGCGTGAATGCGGAGCATAACCCACAGATGATGCTTTACGCACTGGGGGCATATGAAGCGTACAAGATTCTTTACAACGTACATACGGTCCGTATGAGTATTGTTCAGCCGAGACTGTCAGATGCTATCTCTGAATGGGAATGCAGCTTAGAGGAACTTCTGGCATTCGGGGAAAAGGTAAAGAAACGTGCTGATCTCGCAATCCACGGAAGCGGAGATTTCGCGCCTGGGGTCAAAACGTGTAAGTATTGTCGGGCGCGGGGGCGGTGCCGGGCACGGGCAGAAAAGAACGTAGAGCTGGCATTTATGACCGGGACAGATCCTGCGCTGCTGACGGATGAGCAGATGGGAGAATACCTGAAAAAGGGACAGGACGTAGCCAAATGGCTGAAAGATGTGGAGGATGCTGCCCTGAAAGCCTGCCTTTCCGGGAAAGAGATCCCGGGTTGGAAAGCGGTTGCCGGACGAAGTGTACGGGAATGGACAGATATGGACGCGGCATTCGCAAAACTCGAATCCGATGGCGTCCAGTCAGAAGTTTTGTGGGAGAGAAAGCCGCTCACTCTCGCTCAGGTAGAAAAGATAGTAGGTAAAAAGGAGTTTGCCGAGAGCGTAGGGGAATTTATTACCAAGAAGCAGGGAAAACCGGCATTGGTAGAGGAATCCGATAAGCGCCCGGCTATCACAAACACAGTTAGCGCCGCAGAAGCATTTAAGGAGGAAAAGGGACATGAATGAAATGACTAACGTTACAACTGGAGAAGTAAGATTCAGTTATACACACTTATTCAAGCCATACGCAGCGATGCAGGGGCAGGAGGAAAAGTTCAGCGTGACGGTGCTGGTACCGAAAACGGATACCGATACCAAGAGCCGTATCGATGCGGCGGTTGAAGCGGCGAAGCAGAGAGGCATTTCGGATAAGTGGAACGGTGTGTGCCCGCCGATTGTACCGACACCAGTTTATGATGGCGATGGTGTGAGACCATCCGACGGCATGCCGTTTGGGGCGGAGTGTAAAGGACATTGGGTATTTACCGCCAGCGCGAAAGCGGATTATCCGCCGGAGGTTGTGGATCGTATGGGGAACCCGATTATCAACCAGTCGGAGGTGTACAGCGGTATGTACGGTCGCGTAAATGTAACGTTTTATCCGTATATGTTTGGCGGAAAGAAAGGCATCGGCTGTGGTCTGGGACCGGTGCAGAAATTAAGGGATGGGGAAGCGCTGGGCGGCGGCTCTATCTCCGCAGCACAGGCGTTTGGCTCCCCCGCACCGATGGGGCAGCCACAGCCGACAGCTCAAGCATATGCGCAGCCACAGCAGCAGTATGTACAGCCACAGGCATACACACCGCAGCCGGGAATCAGTGTGAACCCATTAACCGGGATGCCGTACTAGAACTATCGGGGGCTATAGAGCCCCCGTTTTGAACAGGAGGAACCGTGATGATAAGACATCTGAACATTGATATAGAGACGCGGAGCAGCGTGGGTATCGCCGAAGCAGGGGCTTATAGATATGCACAGTCCCCGGACTTTCAGATACTGCTGTTCGCCTATCAGATGGACGATGCGCCGGTTGAAATTGTAGACCTCATGAGCGGAGAAAAAATTCCGGATGAAATCGTTAAAGCACTGTCGGATCCAGGGACGTTGAAACACGCATATAACGCAGCGTTTGAATGGTACTGCCTTAATAGAGCGGTGTGTGAAACCCCGATAGAGCAGTGGCGCTGTACGATGGTTCATGGTCTTTATTGTGGGTACACTGCCGGACTGGATGCAACCGGCAAGGCGATCGGGCTTCCTCAGGATAAACGTAAACTTGCCACCGGTAAGGCGCTGATTCGATATTTCTGTGTTCCTTGTAAACCTACAAAACGTAACGGAAACAGGACGTGGAATCAGCCTTGGCACGATCAGGACAAATGGGAACTGTTCAAGGAATACTGTAAGCAGGATGTTGTGACGGAACGCGCGATACTCTCAAGGCTCAGTCAGTTCCCGATGCCAGATGCGGAACAGAAGCAATGGCAGATGGATATCCTTATGAATGCATACGGTGTCCGGGTGGACACGGAACTGATCACTGGCGCGCTGTATATCGATGAGATTAGTACGCAGAGATTAACGGACGAAGCCATCCGTTTGACTGGACTGGCTAACCCGAACAGTGGTCCGCAGTTGCTTCCCTGGCTGAATGAGCACAGCCGGAGAAACCCGGAAGATCCAGATCGCTTCCAGGATATCCGGAAGGAGACCGTATCGAAAGCACTGGAAGCGGCGGATGCGCTTCCGGAAGAGGTACAGCAGATGTTAAGGATCCGGCAACAGCTTGGAAAAACGTCCATTAAAAAATATGTCACGATGGCGACAGCGAAGGGAGAAGGCGATCGGGTGCGCGGACTGACGCAGTATTACGGGGCGAACCGGACGGGACGCTGGGCGGGAAGGCTGGTACAGATGCAGAATCTCCCGCGTAATTACATTAAGACATTGGACTATGCGAGGAAAGTTGTCAAAGCAAAAAACTATGATGGTTTGAAGCTGCTTTATGGGAATGTTCCAGATACGCTGTCCCAGCTGATCCGTACCGCTTTTATCCCGTCGGACGGGAATAAATTTGTGGTGGCGGATTTCTCGGCAATTGAGGCGCGTGTGATTGCCTGGCTGGCGGGTGAACAGTGGGTTAATGAAGTATTTGCTACCCACGGGAAAATCTATGAAGCGACGGCGTCCCAGATGTTTGGCGTGCCAGTTGACCGAATTGCAAAAGGAAACCCGGAATACGCCCTGAGGCAGAAGGGGAAGGTTGCGACACTTGCCCTCGGCTATCAGGGCGGTACCGCGGCGCTGATAGCGATGGGCGCGTTGCAGATGGGGTTAACAGAAGATGAACTTCCGGATATTGTCCAGCGCTGGCGGCAGGCGAACCCGCGCATCCGTGATTTATGGTATGCGGTGGAAAATGCAGCGCTCGCAGTTATGCGGACAGCTCAGCCGCAGGCTATTTACGGGCTGATATTTGCGCTGGAGGGGGATTTGGTTTACGGTCAGTCCTTTTTAACAGTACGGCTACCAAGCGGACGGAAACTTTATTACCCGAAGCCATTTTTAAGGGAGAATCAGTTTGGAAAACTGGCGCTGCATTACTACTCGATCGGTCAGCAGAGCCGGAAGTGGGAGATAACATCTACATACGGCGGGAAAATGACGGAGAATATCATCCAGGCGATTGCCAGGGACTGCCTAGCGGTCACATTGGAACGGATATCATCCAGGCATCTACAGGTGGTATTCCACGTACATGATGAGGTAATTATCGACGCGCCGATGAGTACTACCGTCGATGAGATATGCGACCTGATGGCAGAACCGATTCCCTGGGCGCAGGGGTTGATTCTGAAAGGCGCGGGGTTTGAAAGTAATTATTACATGAAGGATTAGGAGGGGCAGGAATGCAATATAACAGAAAGCTGCAGATCAGCACGGCAGGCAGCAGGAAGGCTACACATTGGCTGAAATCTGATATCATGTGGTCTGAATTTGCAGAAAAACTGAAAACCCCGGTGCGCGGAACAGAAACGCTGGAGCAGTACCTTGCCCTTCCAAAATCTCAGCAGGATGAGCTGAAGGACGTGGGCGGTTTTGTGGGGGGTACCCTGAAAGGTGACCGCCGGAAAGCCGCGGACGTAACAGGAAGGGATTTAATTACACTGGACCTGGACAATATCCCCGCAGGGCAGACGGATGACATTCTGCGGCGCGTGGATGGTCTTGGGTGCGCCGCTGCGGTTTATAGTACCCGGAAGCACTCCGGCTACGCACCGCGGCTCCGCGTGATCATCCCGGTGGATAGGACAGGTACTGCGGATGAGTATGAGCCGGCAGCAAGGAAACTGGCTGCGCTCATTGGCATCGAGTTCTGCGATCCGACGACCTTTGAGGCATCCAGACTGATGTACTGGCCGAGCTGCTGCAGCGACAGCCAGTATGTGGCAGAAGTTTACGATAAACCGTTCTGCAGCCTTGACGGTGTACTTGGTATGTATGGGGACTGGCGGGATATCAGTCAGTGGCCGCAGGTTCCGGGGGCGGATGCAATCGAGCGCCGGAGGCTGGCAAAACAGGAAAATCCGTTGTCTAAGCGCGGTATTATTGGCGCCTTTTGCCGGACGTATACCATCACACAGGCGATGGAAAAGTTCATTCCGGGGATGTACGAGGAAACTGCGATGCCGGGGCGATACACCTACACAGGTGGTTCTACGGTCGGCGGTGCCGTGGTTTACGATGGGGACTTGTTCCTGTATTCCCATCACGCAACGGATCCGTGTAGCGGTCAGCTGGTAAACGCGTTCGATTTAGTCCGGCTTCATATGTTCGGCGATAAAGATAACGACGCCAAAGACGGGACGCCGGCTGCTAAATTACCGTCGTTTGTTCTGATGAGCCGGTTAGCCCAGGACGATAAGCCTGTGTCTGAATTACTCTCAAAGGAGCGTTATGAACAGGCAAGGTCGGCATTTGAGACACCCGCGACAGGGACGGAGGCATCGGTACCGGATTATGATTTGTCCTGGCTTTCGAAGCTGACCAAGGATGGCAATGGAAGATATGAGAAGACCATAAACAACGCGGTGATCGTCCTGGAAAACGACCCGCTTTTAAAGGGAAGAATCGTGACGGATGAATTCGCATCCTGCGGTATGGTTCTGGGGCGCGTGCCGTGGGACCAGAGGGACGAAAAACGGCGCTGGACGGACGTGGATGACGCGGGCTTTTACCGATACGTAGAGGTGTTCTACGGACTTACGGGGCGGGAAAAACTGGACCATGCGCTGCTGATCGTCAGCGCCCAGAATAAAATTAATGACGTGAAGCATTATCTGCAGGAGCTGGAATGGGACGGCGTGCCAAGGGTGGATACCCTGTTGGCGGACTATCTGGGCGCAGATGACACACCGTACACCAGGGCGGTTATTAGAAAAGCACTCTGCGCGGCGGTGGCAAGGGCGGTAGTCGGAGGCATCAAATACGATTACATGCCGATTTTTACCGGACCGCAGGGGATTGGTAAGAGTACGTTTCTTGCGATTCTGGGGAGGCAGTGGTTCTCCGACAGCCTCACAACTTTTGAGGGGAAAGAGGCGGCGGAGCTAATTCAAGGGACATGGATTAATGAGGTCGGAGAACTGAGCGCGTTCACGAAGCAGGAGACGCAGGTAGTTAAGCAGTTTTTAAGTAAGACAGAGGATATCTACAGGGCGGCATACGGTCGCCGGACGGACAAGTACCCGCGGCGCTGCGTGTTTTTCGGAACGTCCAATGACAGCGAGTTTTTAAAAGATATGACAGGGAACCGGCGTTTCTGGCCGATAGATGTTGGACTGCATCCAGCGAAAAAATCTGTATGGAGAGAGCTGCCGCAGGAAGTAGATCAGGTGTGGGCGGAGGCATATGCCCGCTGGGCGGCGGGGGAAGAACTGTATATGCCGAAGAACCTTGAGGCGGCGGTCGTAGAGCAGCAGGAGACCCACAGGGAGGCATCCGGAAAAGAAGGCCTTATAATGGACTTTTTAAATAAGCCGGTGCCGGAAAATTGGGAACAGATGGACCTGACGAAGAGACGGATGTTCCTTTCGGGAGGTTTGCACATAGAAGGTGCATTGCATATAAGGGATAGAATCTGCGCTGTAGAAATATGGGCGGAGTGCTTTGGTGGGGATTTGAAGTTCATGAAGCGGTCCGACAGCATGGAGATCAATAATATTCTTCTACACGGCAAATGGCAGCGGATAAGCACACCACGAAATTTTGGACCCTACGGACAGCAAAGAGGGTTCGCAAGACCGGCTACATAGTGCCGAAAAAGTTTGTAGATTCTTTGTAGTTTATGTAGTTTTGTAGTTTTCAATGTAGTCGGAATGTAGTGGGGGTTGTAGCACCCTTAAAACCGCATAAAACCTAACAATTTTATAAAACAACTACAAAACTACAAACTTACTATAGAGAGTGTAAAAATAAATAAAATATAGATAGCGTGGCGTACATGGCGTACATAATACGAGGGGTTATATACACGCGTTACGCACGCGTAAACAAAATATTTTATAAATAAAAATATATAAAGGCGGCGAGAACATGAGAGAAAGAGACATCGAGAAGATTCTGACCGAGGAAGTGAAGCGCGAGGGTGGCAGGGCATATAAGTGGACAAGCCCGGGGAACGCAGGTGTGCCAGACCGGATTGTGATTTTTCCGAACAGGAAACCGGTGTTCGTGGAACTGAAAACGGAGAGCGGGAGTTTAAGTCCCCTGCAGGTTGTGCAGATGATGCGTCTTCGGGATTTAGGACAGGAGGTAGAGGTGGTTTACGGAGTGGAAGGATTGAGAGCTTTTTTTGAATCATATGGGTACGTGAGAGCGGCAACCAGGATAGCGATCAAGTGCAAAGCGTGAACGGAGGTGCAGGTAGATGGAATTTAAGCCGCACGCCTATCAGCAGCATTGTATAAACCGGATTCTGGCGGTTAAAAAAATAGGCTTATTTTTGGATATGGGTCTTGGCAAGACCGTTACGACGCTGACAGCGGTCAAGGAGCTGAAATATAACCGTTTTCAGGTACGCAGGGTTTTAATCATAGCCCCTAAGAAGGTGGCAGAGGGGACGTGGAGCAAGGAGGCAGCCAAATGGGACCATACCCGTATGCTGCGGGTGTCCCCTGTTCTCGGAAGCCAGGCGAAAAGAATCAAAGCGTTAAATACACCGGCGGATTTATATATCGTCAACCGAGAAAACGTGGTGTGGCTGGTGGATTATTACCGGAATGCCTGGCCGTTCGATATGGTGGTTGTGGATGAGTCAAGCAGTTTTAAAAACCACAGTGCGAAGCGTTTTAAAGCATTGGCGAGCATGGGAGATAAAATCGACCGCATGGTCGAACTGACTGGTACGCCATCACCTAACGGGCTGGATGATTTGTGGAGTCAGGTCTATCTGCTGGATGGCGGCGAGCGGCTTGGAAAGAGGTATACACAGTTCCGTGAACGGTATTTCCAGCCGGACAAGCGCGGCGCGGACGGTATGGTGTACAGCTATGAAGCGAAGCCAGGCAGTGAGCAAAGCATCCTTGACCGGATATCTGACATCTGCATCAGCATGAAAGCGGAGGACTATCTGCAGCTTCCGGACATCACATACCACGAAATCCCGGTGGAGCTGGATGCCAAATCCCGGAAAGCCTATGACGAACTGGAACGGATGATGGTTTTACAGCTTCCGGAAGATGAGGCGGATATCAGCGTTACCAGCGCGGCGGCCCTCAGCAATAAACTTTTACAGCTTGCAAACGGGGCGCTGTATGACGAGGATCACAGCGTACATGAAATACATAACTGCAAGATAGAGGCATTTATAGAGCTGATCGAGTCCTTGCAGGGAAAACCGGCATTGGTTTTTTATAATTACCAGCATGACCGGACGAGGATTTTAGAAGCCTTGGGGAAGATGCATCTGCGGGTCCGGGAACTGAAAACAACACAGGACGAGGACGACTGGAACGCCGGAAAAATCGATGTACTTCTGACGCATCCGGCCAGTAGTGCATATGGCTTGAACCTACAGCAAGGCGGAAACCATGTGATTTGGTTCGGTCTGACATGGAATTATGAGTTATACACACAGGCAAATAAAAGACTGCATCGGCAGGGGCAGCAGGAGAAGGTAATCATCCATCACCTGATAACCAGCGGAACCCGTGACGAGGACGTGATGCAGGCCTTACAGCGCAAGGAGGATGTGCAGAATTGGGTAATGGAGTCGTTAAAAGCAAGGATTCGAAAAATCCGAGAAATGGCGAAGTGACAGAACGTCAGATGCGAATGACGATGCGGCGGCAGCGCAAGGCAGGCAAAGTATTCTGCCAAGGCTGCTGCGGGGAGCTGGATCCGGACGGCGAGCTTTCGGGTATCGAATACGTGAAGACGAAGAGAAATACGGAATGGTTTTTCCACACAGGATGTCTAAACAGTGTCTGGAAATGCAAAATACAGTGGGAGGCGTAGGGAGGTGGTGCCGTTGGACAAGCGGATATTGGAGCAGTACATAGATGCCTGCGCCCAGGTCAAGGAGACAGAAGCAGAGTTGGAAAAGATTAGGAGAGCAAAAAAGCGGCAGGAGCAGGATGCCGTCAAAGGCTCATCACATGATTTTCCATATACGATGCAGACGTATCGGATTGAGGGACTTGCGTATGCATCAATGCAAGAGCCAGGTGCAGAGGATCGTCTGGAAGAAGTGTTAAAAGAGCGCCTGCGGAATGCGGCGCGGATAAAACAGGATGTGGAAGTGTGGATCAATACGATTCCGGTGCGGACGCAGCGTATTATCCGGTACCGGATTTTCGAGGGAATGACATGGGAGCAGGTAGCTATACGCATGGGGCGCGGGGCTACCGAGGCAAGCGTCAAAATGGAATACTTGAGATTTATGGATGAAAAGTAAAGTTTGTTACGATTGTTACGTATGTTACGAATCAACATGATATAGTGTATCATGAAGCTAAAGGCTTATAGCTGACAGCTTCAACGGACACGCTTGCAAGAGCGTTGAATACTCCTCCGTATATACTTCAATCCCCGCTGGACAGTGACCCCGGCGGGGAATCCCCCTGGGGCGTAGCTCAGTCGGTTAGAGCAGCTGGCTTATATCCAGCGTGTCGAGGGTTCAATTCCTTCCGCCCCGATGGTTTCATGACCATAATTGATTTTCTCCCGAGGGCACCTGTCGAAAAGATAGGTGCTTTTGTTATGTCGATTTTCATGCGGCGCACACGGCACCAGCAAGCAACACCTCCGAGAGGCAGCGCCAGGCTGTCTCCTATGGTGCCGGTGGGATCGTATTTTAGAAAGAGAGGTGAGCACGAGTGACAGAAAAACAGAAGATTTTTGCGGATGAATATCTGATTGACCTGAATGCCACCCGGGCTTACAAGGTCGCATATCCGCGGGTCAAGAGCGATGAGACTGCAGCAGCTGCGGCGGCACGACTGTTAAGGAATGTTAAGGTTGCGGCGTATGTCGAGAAGCGGATGCAGGATCGGCAGAAACGGACAGAAATCACCCAGGACATGGTGCTGCAGGAACTGGCTGCCATTGCATTTGCCAATGCTACGGACTTCGCTCAGATCGTGAATAATAGAGTGATCCTGACAAATACAGCAGATCTGTCGGAAGGGCAGATGAAGGCAATAGCCGGGATAAAAAAAGGCAAGAACGGAATAGAGTTGAAGCTGAATGACAAAGAGAAAGCTTTGGAGTTGCTGGGACGTCACTTGGGAATGTTCAAGGATCGAATAGAGGTCTCCGGCCTGGATGATGAGAAGGCTAAGCTGGACGATATTCTGCAGCAGATGCGAGGTGGTGGCTAGTGAGTGCTGAACGTCTGGTACTGTCAGACAAGTACAAGGCATTCCTTCAGTGTAATGCTCCGGCAGAGTTTCTGGAAGGCACGACGGCGGCCGGAAAGACGACAGTAGGGCTGTTCAAATTTATGTTGAAGGTGGCAGAGTCACCGAAGAAGCTGCATATTCTGGCAGCGGATGATACCGGAGCGGCTGAGAAGAATATCATCAACAAGGATCTGGGAATCCTGGATGATTTTGGAATCTTAGTGGAATATAAGGGCAACGGATCCGGAGAATACAAGATGCCGCATATCCTGTTCCATACATCCGGCGGCGACAAGATCATCTTTGTAGTAGGCTACGGGAATAAACGGAAATGGAAAGACGCTTTGGGTGGTCAGTATGGATGCCTATACATTGATGAGATCAACACTGCAGATATTGATTTTGTACGTGAGGCATCCATGAGGTGCGATTACTTGATGGCGACTCTGAATCCGGATGATCCAAGCTTGGATGTGTACAAAGAATATATTAACTGCAGCAGACCGCTTCCAGAGTGGGAGTCGGAGACTCCGCAGGAAATTAAAGACGAACTAAAAGAAGAACCAAAGCCCAGCTGGGTGCATTGGTTCTTTTCTTTTGACGATAATGCCGGTCTTCCGGAAGAAAAGAAGCAGCGGATCATCCAGAACACACCGAAGGGTACGAAGATCTGGAAGAACAAGATTCAGGGACTCAGAGGAAAAGCATCTGGACTTATTTTCCCGAATTTCGACCGGAAGAAGCATGTGGTGACATCCGCATGGGTGCAGGCAGAAGTGAGAGCAGGGCGGATCCGATGGAAGAAATTCACTTGCGGAGTCGATACGGCTTACTCCAGTAAGTCCCCAGATACAATTTCCTTTATCTTCCAGGGCATCACAACAGACCGGAGACTCATCACCCTAAAAGAAAAGGTGTATAACAACCGAGATTTAGAAACCCCGATAGCACCCAGCGACACGGCAGTTAAGTTAGTCGGCTTCTTGGAACAGTGCCGGAACGAGTGGGGATTTGCCAAAGACGTATATGTGGACAATGCTGACCAGGCAACCATGACAGAGCTTAAGAAATACAAGCGCCTGCATGGTTGCCTTTATAATTTCTGGGATGCCTACAAAAAGTTTGGAATTGTTGACCGTATCAAACTGCAGCTTGGATGGATACAGCAGGGCTGCTATCTGGTAGTCGATGAGTGTGAGAACCATCTGGCTGAGATGGAAAAATACAGCTGGAAGGAAGATAAGGACGAACCAGAGGATGGAAACGATCATACAATCAACGCAAATCAGTATAGCTGGATTCCGTATAAGCATTTAATCGGATTCGAAGAGGAGGCATAAAAGTGAGGTGGATATCAAATTTGAGTGAGGGCGTGAAAAGAGGAATACGGAGTTGGCTGAATGTCCAAGGGGCCAGCCCGACAACAATTCGAATCCAAGAAGTAATGGATTATGAGTTATCGGCTATAAGAAACCGTATCTGGTATCGCGGAGATGGAAACGAATTGGAGCAGATGTATCAGCAGAGTCCGGAGATGGTAGATAGATATAAGTTCTGGGCATCCAGGTGCAGCCCGGGAATGGAAATGAGAAAGATCCATACAGGCCTTCCCGGGCTGATTGTGCGTGTTCTTTCTTCTGTTGTTCTATCTGACATGAATGACTTTGAGTTTGAGAACGGTGCCCAGGAACAGCTCTGGAAAGAGATCGAGCAGGAAAACAAGTTCCGGAAGGGATTCGAGGAAGCTTTAAAAGAGGCGCTCTATATCGGAGATGGAGCCTACAAGGTAACAATTGATACATCTGTAAGCCAGTACCCCATCTTGGAGTGGTATCCAGGGGAACAAATAGAGATAATTCGCCAGAGAGGCCGATTGAGAGAAGTAATCTTTAAAAAGTCATATGAGGCCAAAGGAAAGCAGTATGTACTTAACGAGCGCTATGGGTATGGCTATATCATCAACGAACTGTATCAGGGTGAGAAGCACGTTGATTTGAGTGTGTTGGAAGAAACAAAGAATCTGCAGGATTTCACATTTGACAGAAAAACAATCTTGGCTGTGCCAATAAAGGTTTATGAATCAGCGAAGTGGAAAGGCCGTGGCGGCTCAATCTTTGATGGAAAACTGGACAGTTTCGATGCGTTTGATGAGACGTGGTCTCAGTGGATGGATGCGCTCAGGGCTGGAAGAGCCAGAACGTTCATTCCAGAGGCTTTTTTGCCGCGCGACCCACAGAATGGCATGCTACTGAAGCCGAACGCATTTGATAACCGCTACATCGCCGGGAATGACAATATGGCGGAGGATGGAAAGAACCAGATCACCACAGAACAACCTGTAATTCCTCATGATGGCTATCTTGCGTCTTATATCACAGCCCTGGACCTGTGTCTGCAAGGAATCATTAGTCCAAGTACATTGGGGATTGATACCAAGAAGCTGGATAATGCAGAAGCGCAGAGGGAGAAAGAGAAGACAACCCTTTACACCAGAAATGCTATCGTAGAGGCATTGCAGGAAACACTTCCAGAAGTGGTTAGTGCCGCTGTAAATGCCTATAATATCTTGATTGGTCGGCCGGTCGAAGAAGTAAAGGTTGACATTCCGTTTGGAGAGTATGCCAACCCGTCTTTTGAAAGCCAGGTGGAGACCTTGTCGAAAGCAAGACCGGGAACCGCTTTGATGAGCATAGAAGCTCAGGTGGAAGAGTTATACGGTGATTCTAGGGATGATAAATGGAAGAAAGAAGAAGTCGCAAGGTTGAAAACAGAGCAGGGAATTGTAGAAGTAGATGAACCGGGAGTCAATATGGCTGCCGGGCTTTTTAATGTTAATCTGGGAGGTGACGGAGATGCAGGTGAAGGTGATGAACCGAGTGTACAGAATGAGCCAGGAGGAGTACCAAGGGCTGTTAAAGATGGCAAGTGATCAGGTACCGTTTGGCGTGTACGCTATCGAGAAAAAAGGATACACGGAACTCCGGAATGACAAATGCAAGAGCATGAGCCAGTTAAAAAAGCTGATTCACGGATTCAAGGCACAGGGATTCAAGGTACTCTCAAACGACGGCCAGATACTGCAGCCTGCAGGACAGGATGCTATGGAAGGGGCGCTGATGAGTGCAACCTGATGAGTACGATCTTGCTGAGGCCTTCCGGCGCATCGAAAACGAACTGATTGCATCCATGATCCGGAATATGGATCGGCACAGGGCGGAAGAGACCAAGGAAGGTTACAACTGGTCCATGTGGCAGGTGGAACAGCTGAAAGCCCTGGAAAAGTACAAGCGGAAGAACCAGAAGAAGTACCAAAAGCAGTTTAAAAGCATCAATAGCCAGATTGAGCATCTGATCCGCCAGGCACGCATGAAAGGCAATATGAAGCAGGAAATCAGAATCTTGCAGGCTATCAGGAAAGGATGGAAGACCCACGGCAGGAACGGGACACCGGCGCATGATGCAATGACGGCAGAGTTCTTTAAGCTGAATGACCGGAAGTTGGATGCGCTGATCGAAGCCACTACGCACGATATGGAAGCTGCGGAAACAGCAGTGCTCCGCAAGGCCAACGATGATTACCGCAAAGCCATATTCAACGCGCAGGTGTATGCCAATACCGGAGCAGGCACGTACGAAAAGGCTGTTGATATGGCTACGAAGGACATGCTGTCCCGTGGCCTTAATTGTGTGATGTACGCCAACGGTGCACGCCACACACTCTCTGATTATGCTGATATGGCGATCAGGACGGCCAGCAAGCGGGCATACCTGCAGGGAGAGGGCGAGAAACGGCAGGAGTGGGGCGTTGCCACTGTTATCATGGCAAAGCGTGGAAACCCGTGTCCGAAGTGCCTGCCCTTTGTCGGCAAGGTGCTGATTGATGATGTGTGGAGCGGTGGCAGCAAGGATGGTGTGGATCCGGAGACCGGGAAGCGGTATCCGCTTATGAGCTACGCTATCAGTAAGGGGCTGTATCATCCCCGCTGTAAGGACTCTCATACTACATATTTCCCTGGCATCTCCACAGCAGACGATACCTGGACAAAAGAGGAACTGGAGAATGTAGGTCTACAGAGCCAGCAGGAAGTCCGGCAGCAGTACACAAAGCGCCAGGAAGAGAAGTATAGTCGGTTGGCTGAATATTCACTGGATCCGGATAACAAACAGATCTATGGGAGAAAGGCTTCAGAGTGGAGAAATGTTCGGTTTAAGACTGGCAATTTAGATGCGAGCGATTACATAGAGCAGAAGCGGGAAGAGCAGTTTTTTGGCATGCCAGATGAAATTACAGATGAATGGACTAAAAAGAACACGGACGGCTCTCTTATTGACATGAAAGAATATGATGTCAACGGAGTGACTTATAAAGTGGATGGAAAAAGGGTTACACTTCATCCTACGGAACAGGAACGGTCTGTTGCTGCGGTATTGAGCAAAAAGTATGGAAAGATTGTTGAATTTGTCCCTCAGATAATGTACCCACAAGGCATACAAACACCGGACTATTTGATTAATGGGGAGCGATTTGATTTAAAAACTTTTAAAAGTTCTGGGAAAAATGTATTTTACAATATGATTGCGAAGAAAAAGAAACAATCACCCAATTTCATTTTCGATATTACGGAATGTCCGTTATCCGCGGAAGAGATAGAGCGGCAGATAAATGGTCTTTATAGTTCGCATCATACTAGGTTTATAGAAAAAATTGTTGTGATGAAAGATGGCAAAATAGAAAAGGTGTATATGAGAAAATAAAAAGACCATTTATCCATCCGGTCAACCACTCATCGAGTGGGACAATGGGGACGGGAAATGGTCTTTTCTTAATTGTTTTATACCATTTTTTTAGAAAATATGCAAGCATAAGTCACAGGGATTGATGTTTTGCATATGTTTTGTTGCGACGTCGCAACGGTTATAAGCACGCAGAAATGCGTGTTATTTTTATGCCCAAACGCGAGTATGGCTCTAAACTCTGCGCGGCCGGTGACACCGATGAAAATGGACAGGTAACAAGAGAGACACTCTCATAAATGGAAAGGAGCACGAAGACATGAGAAAGAAATTCCCGATGAACTTACAGCTTTTTGCTGAACCTGGTAATCCGACACCACCGGAGCCACAGCCAACACCGCCAGAACCACAGCCGACACCGCCGACAATTGACTATGGAAAGATTCAGCAGATGTTGGATGGTACTCTGGCTGCTAAGGAAGATACGGCATTGAAAGCCTATTTTAAACAGCAGGGGCTTAGCCAGGAGGAGGTTGAACAGGCAATCGCAGCTTTTAAGGCTGAGAAAGCAAAGAATCAGCCAGATGTAGGTGCTATGCAGTCACAGCTTGCTAAGGCGCAGACAGCGGCTCAGGAGGCCCAGATTCAGAGTGCCGGAGTGCTGGCGGCAGTTGAACTGGGGATTGATTCTAAAACGATTCCATATGTCCTGAAAATGGCAGATCTGAGCCAGGTTATCGGGCAGGATGGAAAAATCAACGGTGAGGCTTTAAAAGCTGCCATCAATAAGGTTCTGGAAGACGTTCCAGGACTGAAACCTCAGGCAGGGGCTACGGGTTTCGTGCAAGTTGGGGCATCTAGTGGAACCATCGGAGAGCCTCAGCCAGGAACACAGACACCGCAGGCGAGCGTACCGACTAAACGTTGGAACCGCTTCAACAACTAAGAAAGGATAAGGTGAATATATGCCGAATTTAAACTATGCCCAGGTATGGGAGCCGGAACTTTTAGAAATCCTTATGCAGGGAGCATTAACGTCCCCATTTGTAACTACTAACGTAAGATGGCTGGATGCCAAAACCTTCCATTTTACCCAGATGTCCACATCCGGATACAAGAATCATAATCGCAATGGCGGATGGAATAAAGGTAATTACGTGCAGAAAGATGTGCCGTTTACAGTTACTCATGACCGCGATATTTCCTTCCTGGTAGATAAAGCGGATGTGGATGAGACGAACGCAACAGCATCTATCCAGAATATCTCCAGAACCTTTGAACAGACTCAGGTAGTGCCGGAGACGGATGCACTGTTCTTCTCTAAGGTTGCTCAGGCAGCTCAGAAAGAAGAGGGTTATCATTCTACTACTGCGATTGCGGCCTATACTAAAGCAAAGGTCTTCGGAATGTTGAAAGATATCCTGGCAAAAGGCAAGCTGAGAAGATACAAAGCAAATGGAAGCCTTGTGATGTATGTTTCCAGTGCTATCATGGATGCGCTGGAGCAGTCCACAGAGTTTACCAGAAAGATTGAACTGACCCAGATCGCAGAGGGCGGTATTGGCATCGAGACCCGTGTTACTGACATTGATGGTGTGGCAGTCATGGAAGTTGTGGATGACGAGAGATTCTATGATGCATTTGACTGGGAGCCGGAAGCAGGTGGTTTTGAGCCGCAGAAAAAAGTGGCTTCCGGTACCGCAAAGGCAGGCGCACACAAGATTAATGTTCTGGTTGCCTGCGGTCAGACCTGTAAGACCGTTCCGAAAATCTCCAGTATCTATTATTTCGAGCCTGGCGCGCATACGGAAGGTGATGGCTATTTGTATCAGAACCGTTCCTTGTCTGATGTGTTTGTATTCCCGAATGGCAAAGATAATAAGGTGGACAGTGTATTTGTTGACGTGGATACAGCAGAGTTTGGAGCCTGATTGGAGGTGATCTTATGGCCTATGAGCCGTATGTAACCACCGAATATTATCTGACAGAGTATGCCGGCAACACCGTGCCTGAGGATGAGCTTTTAAAAGCTCTCCGCCAGGCCTCCCGCCACATTGATTCCCTGACTTACAACCGGATTGTAGGTCAGGGATTTTCTAATCTAACACAGTTTCAGCAGGACATAATTCGGGAAGTTGTGTGTCAGCAGGCAGATTTTGAAGCGGAGAACGCCGACGAAATCAACACCATCCTGCAGGGATACAGTATCAACGGAGTGTCGGCACAATTTGGTAGCTCCTGGAATGTGTTTACGGATAAGGGCATAGCCATGAAGCGCGATACATACGCTCTGTTGTGTCAGACGGGCCTGTGCTGCCGGTTAGCGAGGTGAGGCCATGAAATATCCATGCTTAGTGCCAAAGCGCCTTTGCAAGACACCTGTGCACGTACATTTGGAGTCAGAAGATATTAACAACCTCGGAAACCCGAAATACTTCCTAGATGCTGATTTGCTTTGCAACTGGCAGGATAAAGCAAAGACAATCCTGACGGCTGAGAAAAAGTTGATCCAGATTACAGGGACAGCCCTCTTCCCAGGAGACATTGCCCCACAGATGCCGTCTCTCAGCGGGGGAACCATCACGGTATTTGGTGAAGAGAGACGGATTGAGCAAGGCTGTAAGAACCGGAATCCGGATGGCACGGTAAATTACTGTAGCCTGGAGGTGATCTGATGCAGATTAAATCAACCGTAAAGTTAAATATGCATCGTATTAAAGAGCTGACACAGGCAGCAGTGAAGGCCCTAGAGATGACGGGCGAGGCACTGCATACAGAAGTTGTACAGGCGCAGGTACTCCCGTTTGATACAGGAAACCTGCAGAATGAGAGCACCTTTGTGGATTATTCTGAATCATCATCCGGTAAAGTCAGCCTTGTTTCATCCACACCATATGCCAGAAGGCTGTATTACCATCCGGAGTACAATTTCCAGACAAAGGAAAACCCGAATGCAAAAGGAAAATGGTATGAGGATTGGTTGCCGGGCGGAGCAAAAGCGGACTTTGCCCCAAATGCATTCAAGAGATTTTATAAGGAAGTGGGTGATGTGTAATGCTGACAATTGCGGCGATCAGAGAGTGGATTGCATCATTTAGAGTGGCCACGGATGAGCATGTATACATCGGGAAGCTGGACAACAAACAGCAAAAGTCAATAGGTGTATATGCGAGAAATGGCTCCGGCCCTCCGGAGATCGCGCTTGGCGGCCTGGAGTGCACCACCTACGGAGTCAGACGGCTGTCGCTTTTGGTTCACTGGAATCGAAGCAAGTCAGAGAGCGAAAAAGCAGCATATGAGCTGTATGAGAAATTTGAACACATATCCAGCCTGGACATAGGAGAAACCCACATTGATTATCTGAGACTAATGGTACCAGAACCACAGGACGTTGGTACGGATGACAATGGGGTATATGAATACGTGATTTGGCTGGATTTGATTTATCGAAGAAAGTGAGGACGAATATATGGCAGCAGGAACAGTATATCCGGTAAATAACAATAAATTTAAAGTCGGTATCGATAACAGCGAGTCTGCGACTACGGTGATTGCGAATCTTACCAACTTCGCACCGTCTATCGAGGGCGGGATCGAGGAGTGGAACCCGATGGAGGCAGAAGGCTGGGGCGATGCCATGATGACTAGTAAAAAACTTAGCTTTTCTTTCCAGGGTAAGCGTACTTATGGCGATCCGGGTAACGACTTTATTGCCGGTCTTGCGTGGAAATCCGGTAACGATGTAGTTGCTCCGTTTGAGTGGGAGATGCCGTCTGGTGCAAAAGTATCTTTTACGGCAATCATTAACGTGACAACTCCGGCAGGCGGAGACAGTACAAACGTTGATGGATTAGAGTTCGAAGTCAAATGTAAAGGTAAACCAACTTTTACACCGGCAGCAGCGTAAACAGGAGGAGAAAAAATGGCAAGAGTAGTAGATATCACAGATAAACTGAGCTTTGATGAAAATCCAACACTGGTAGTTAAGGGTAAGAAACTGGAAGTAAATGCGGATGCTCCTACCTTACTGAAGGTTATGAGCCTTCTTGGAAATAAGGAGCCGGGAATCGATGAGATTCTCGAGGCATACAATCTGATTTTCTCGGAAAAGGCAAAAAAAGAGATTGAAGCATTAAAACCTTCATTCGGAGATATGGTGATCATCATCCAGGAAGCTGTTTCTCTGGTTACAGGAGGGGTATCACAGGGGGAGCATTGACCCGTACTACGATCTGTTTGAGGACTGGGATTTGATAATTTCCAGTTTTCTGACGCAGTACGGGTTACGAATCCGGACAAAAGAATTTGAGTCGGTCAGCTGGGATGAGTTCCGCTCCCTTCTGTCCGGCTTGTCTCCGGATACTCCGCTTGGGCGAGTGGTGGCGATCCGGTCTGAAACGGATGAAGATATCCTAAAACACTTTACGAAGGACCAAAAGCGAATACACGATGCCTGGAGAATCAGGAGAGCCGAACGCATGACAGCCGAAGACTACGACCAGCAGATGGCGGAACTGGAACGGATGATGTCCGCTTTATGTGGAGGTGGTTGAGATTGAAAAGATAAAACCTAAAAAAGTCCGGTGCCCCTACTGTGGGCATCCGGTTAATGCGAATCAAGCAGAGGATGCCGTATGTAAAGGCATCTTTTTTAAATGCAAGAACAAAGAGTGTAGAAAAATATTTGAACTGAGAATCTAAGACGCTGTGCCGATGTGCCTGTCTTACTACAAAGGCAGGTGAAATAGATGGCAAAGGAAAGCAATGATAGTGTTGGCCAGATTGGGCTAGACCTGGTCGTGAATAAAAACGATTTTGAAAAGCAGATGACCGGCATTCAGAGCCTGGCAAAAAAAGCAGGTGCTGCCCTTGCTGGGGCATTTGCCATAAAGAAGTTGGTTGATTTTGGCAAGTCCTGTATTGAGCTTGGCTCTGATTTGTCTGAAGTCCAGAACGTGGTGGATGTGACTTTTCCACACATGTCTGGGCAGATCAACCAGTTTGCCCAGAATGCAGCAAAGCAGTTTGGTTTATCAGAAACGATGACAAAACGCATTGCAGGTACTTTTGGAGCAATGGCAAAAGCATTTGGCTTCGGGGAAAAGGCAGCCTATGACATGTCTACGGCTCTGACCGGCCTGGCCGGTGATGTGGCATCATTTTATAACATCAGCCAGGATGAGGCTTACACAAAGTTGAAGTCTGTATTCACGGGCGAGACGGAAAGCCTTAAAGACCTCGGTATCGTCATGACTCAGGCAGCGCTTGACAGCTATGCTTTAGCCAATGGTTTCGGTAAGACTACTGCAAACATGTCGGAGATGGAGAAGGTTGCCCTGCGGTATCAGTTCGTGCAGAATCAGCTGGCAACGGCAGCAGGAGACTTTTCCAGAACTTCGGACGGTTGGGCAAACCAGGTGCGCATTCTGCAGCTGCAGTTTGAGAGCTTAAAGGCTACGATTGGCCAGGGGCTTATCAATGTACTGTCTCCGGTCATCCACGTGATCAACACGATTATCGGAAAGCTGATGAGCCTTGCAAATGCATTCAGGGCATTTACTGAGCTTATTACCGGCAAAAAAGGGTCTGGCGGTGGAGTATCAGCCGCGGCAGCAGGCATGGAGTCTCTTGCGAAATCAGCGGATAAGGCAGGGACGGCCGCATCCGGAGCCGGAGGCGCAGCCAAAAAGGCAGCCAAGGACCTCAAAGGAGTATCTACAGGAATTGATGAGCTGAATATCATCAGCGCACCGAGCGAAAGCGGGGGAGGAGGTTCTGGCGGTTCTGGTGGAGGCGGTGGCTACGATGCGGACGATTTCGACATGGGAACCCTTCCGGATGATGAGGATATCGTAAGCGAGAAACTCAAAAAGATTGCCGAGCTTTTAAATCAGCTGAAAAGCTCATTCACCTCTGGTTTCTGGGATGCATTCGGTGACACGGCAGTATTTGACTCTATCCAGGCAAGCATTGATTCTATCAAGAAAAGCATAAAAGATATTTTTGCTGACAAGAATGTGCAGGCATCCGCTCTTGATTTTGCCAATAAATTAGCCTATTCAATGGGGCAGGTGGCAGGTTCGGTATCAAGCATAGGAGCTACGATTGCAGATAATCTTCTCGGTGGACTTGACCTTTACCTGCAGCAAAATTCCGGCAGAATTAAGAAATACCTGATTGCCATGTTTGATATCGGTGGGGATATGGCTTTGATTTGTGGGAATTTTGCCGAGGCTCTTGCGGAAGTATCTACGGTTTTTCGCGGTCCTGTGGCCAAACAGATTACTGCGGATATTATAGCGATTTATGCGGATGCCTTTATGGGAGCAACGCAGCTGGCTTTCGCATTCAAAACCGATATTCTGGATTTGCTTCTAAGCCCATTCATTGATAATGCTGACCTGATTAAAGAGGTCTTAGACGGCTTACTGGAAGTGGTTCAGACAGTAACAGGAGCTATCAGCGAGCTGATTTCCGTGTTTGTCGATACGGTAGTTGAGTTATATGAAACGCATATTTCTCCGCTGATTGTCAGTGTGAAAAATGGGATTTCGGATATAGCTGGCCATCTCTTGAATGCGTTTAATGCGTACATTCTTCCGGTGTTGCAATCAGCCGCCGACAGATTGGCTGATCTTCTGGTTGAGATTCAGCCATTTATGCAGAAAATCGGAGAGTTTATCGGAACGATAATCGACTGGCTCCGGGTATTATGGGAAAACTTGCTCTGCCCGTTTATAGCATGGGTTATTGATACTCTTGCGCCTCTTGTCGGCACGGCTCTGCAGTTGATTTCTGATGCTTTCTTTGATTTCCTGGATTGTGCTGTTGGTGTTTTGGACGGTGTCATGGGGGCACTCAACGGCCTCTTGAATTTTATTACAGGGGTTTTTACAGGCAACTGGAGCATGGCCTGGGATGGCATCAAGGGTATTTTCAGCGGAATCTGGGAGATAATTAAATCTGTTTTCACACTTATTCTTGATCAAATGCTGCGCACACTGGGCGGCGTTTTGGCGTCGATAAAAGCAGTGTGGGAATCCATCTGGAATAACATCAAAGCATTTGCCTCAGCTCTCTGGAGGGCGATTAAAGACTTAGCGGGTACTTTGTTTGGAGAACTCAGGGATAAGCTTTCGGAAATCTGGGATGCGGTAAAGGCAACAATCGAAGAAAAGTGGAATGCTATCTACGAGTGGTTTTCCGACATCTGGCAGAAAATCAAAGCCGTTTTCAATATCGAGGAAATGGTAGAAGTCGGCAAGGGTGTCATGAATAAACTCTGGGACGGTTTGAAGGACGTGTGGGAAGAAATCACTTCATGGCTTAACGGAATCGTTCAATATGTTACAGAGATCTGGGATAGTGTTTGCAATACTGTGAAGAACATCTTCAAGAAGTCAAAAGAGGCCGACGATGATAATGATGATGATGAAAAGGGTTCTTCGAAAAAAAGGAAAAAGTCGAGCGCTGCCACCGGACCGGCAAGAGAAATCAGGGCTCATGCGAGCGGTGGTTTCCCGAAATCAGGAAATCTCTTTATTGCAAATGAAAATGGCCCCGAGATGGTTGGAACCTGGGGAGGCAGGGCAGCGGTTGCGAACAACCAGCAGATCACCCAGGGTATTACCCAGGCTGTCCAGCGCGGCATGAGTTCCTGCCTTGCGCCTCTTGTAAATACAGTGGCCCAGGTGGCAAGGAATGCAGCTCCGCCCCTGGCCTCTGTCGGCAGTGCACCATACAGTCAGGAGGAACGCATTCTGGATATAGCTTCGAGAGCATCTGCCCTTGCTTCAAAAGAACCTGACATGAATGCACAGTACCTGTCCACCATGATTGACTTGCTGAAACAGATTATCCACCTGATTGAGAGTATGGATTTGACGGTTAATATCGATATCCGGGAGATCCGGAAGAAACTGACAGAATTGGAAAAGAGATCCGGATATACACTTCGGACCACGTAAGGAGGTGGGAAGATGGCTGTAATCACAATTAACGGGCGGGAATTTCCCGCCCCTGATATCGGAGCGGGCTTTGTAGTGGCAACGAATGTCTCGGATGGAAAGAATGCCCTGGGCGAGTTTGTGGGTCAGCGGGTCGGGCGAGATCAGTATAAAATCGACGGTCTGCAATGGAAAATCCTGCCTGCGGATACGTGGTCCGAGATACTGAAGGAGTTTGAAAAGTTCGTGGTAACGGCAAGAATTCCGGATATGGTGAACAATACCTGGAAGACCATCCGGATGTATCCAGGAAATCGAACGGCAACTCCGGTAAAGTTTGACAAAAACGGACTTCCAACTATGTATAAAGACTGCAAAGTGAACCTGATAGATTGCGGGGTGATGGAGTAGTGTATTCAGCAAGTGCAGAATATAAAAAGGAGATGCGCCAGAAGTATCGTGACGGCTTAAATCTGCTTCGTGTGACCATCGGCGTGGTAAACCAGGAGGCCCAGGCATCTGCAGGTGTTCTTGAATCCGGAAACTATGCATATTATAGCGACTTAAAGAGGCCGCTTGATAATTACAGGGTGGAGGAGCTGTATGCGGTATGTGACCAGGACTATACACCTGCAGACGGAACTGTATATTTCCTTCCAAGAAAACGGGAGGACGTAGTCTTAAATGCCGGAATTGTTACGGCTCAACCGTTAGGAGTGGCAGAGATAAGATTTCCGGTTGCTTATGATATAAAGGGATTGACCGTAGATTTTGGGAAAGCTTATCCGGTTGATTTTTCCATCGAGTCTGATTCCGGAACTGTGAATATACAAAATAACTCCGACGTTGTCTTTATAACAGATGAGATTTTTTCAGATGCAACATTCCTTCGCTTCGTTCCTAAGCGAATGGTAAATGGACAAGGGAGACTTCGGATTCACCAGATTACAATGGGAATAGGTATTTATTTCGATAATAAAAAAATAAAGACCGCCAGTAAGAAAGAACACATCTCGCCTATATCAGAAGAACTTCCTACGTTAGATTTTCAGCTTACGATTGAGAACAAGGACCGGGCCTATGATGTGGAAAACGCAGAGAGTACACTGAACTTTTTGGAACCTGGGCAGGCAGTGGAAATACTGTATGGCCAGGAATTAGACGATAAAAGAATTGAATGGATTCCGGGAGCCAGGGCGTTTTTGCGTGAGTGGTCAGCGGATGATGACGAAATGAGTTTCTCAGCCTCTGATAGATTTGAGGATCTGGGAGAACTCTATAGACGGGGAAAGTACAGTTCGGAGGGAATCAGTCTTTACGACCTGGCGGTGGATGTTTTGAATGATGCAGGAGTTGATTCAAGAGAATACTGGCTGGACGATTATCTGAAGAATGTAAAAGTGTATAACCCGATGCCGGTAGTCTCGCATCGGGAAGCACTGCAGTTGATTGCGAATGCCGGAAGGTGCATCTTATATCAAAACCGAAGCGGAAATATTGTCATGAAATCTAGTTTTATCCCAGATATGGAGGCAGGTTCTTCCGATGAGACTTATTTTTCGAGAGTGGCATCTATACTCGAGAAGACCGATAAGCAGGTATATGCGACGACAGAAAAAGATCATACAGATGTATCAGCGACTCAGTTTTTCCTTCCGAGGTCCGGAGATTTTCTGGAAGTCGGATATGTGTCTGATTGCGTGTCAGACGAGGGTGGAATATATGAAGAGCCTCCCAAGGTGTGGATTGATATGGAATCATCCTATAAATGCTTTGGAATCACATTAGAATTTGGTCGCAACCATCCGCTGAAAATGATATTTCACAGCTACCTGGGCGGTGAGCTGCAGGAAGACTTTGTAACAAATATCAGCTCAGATGTTTTTGCGCTCAGTCATGAATTCCCAGAGATGAATCGCCTTGAAATGGAGTTTTTGGAAGGAGCTCCCCAGGCAAGAGTTTCGCTTCAGAGAGTCACTTTTGGAGACAGCACTGATTATGAACTTTCATATGGTGCAGAGCTGACCAAAACCCCAAAAGGAACGCAGCTGTCTAAAGTGAAAGAACTGCAGGTGATCAGAACGATTTACACGGAAGGAACAGAATTACGTCAGCTGGCAAAAGAAATAGTTCCGGATGGCGAAAGCAGGCATACATTTTATTTGAATGCACCATCACATGGGTATGCAGCGGAGACAGCGGACGGTGTTTCGATCCCGATCATTGATAGTAGTGCGTATTATGTGACAGTTGAAGCTGCATCCGGAACAGAGGTTGTTGTGACTGGATCTGAATTCAGCACGACACAGACGGTCACGAGAAAAGAATTAAACGTATCCGGTACAGTTGAGATGTGGGAAAATCCACTGGTATCAAGCAGTGCTCTGGCCGCTGATTTGGCAGAGTGGATCGGAGACTATCTCCGTTCCGATAGAGAATACGATCTGACATATCGGGGAGAACCCAGGATTGATGCGAATGATATCGCATTTCTTGAAAATAAATATGTTCCGGATTTACTGCTGAGGATTTATGAACACACTCTTAAGTTTAATGGGGCTCTGTCCGGGACTATAAAAGCAAGGAGGGATATGACTCATGTGGGTAGAACCAAAAACAAACTGGAAACAGGATGATTTCTTTAATGTGGGGGACTATAACCGCATAAAGGGAAATCTGAACGAGATCCGGCAGCAGGCACTTTCCCTCTGGCCGGATTTCCGATTCGAGGAGATGGGTGAAGATAAAACCTATGCGGATTATGGCTTTTATACAGATGAAATCAACCGATTTGAGTCGAACATCGACAATATCTGTTCCGGAACGTTCCCGTTTGAGACCGGAGAACGAAAAACGTTCTACGATAACCAGCCATTTATAGACTGGAAGGAATTGAACCGAATTGAAGAGGCCTGCGGATTGATTTATAGCAATATCCAGGGAGCGATAAACGGAAGAAGATATCTGAATTTTACACTGAATGGAGGCGAATTAGATGCGATTGAAAGAGGATTATAAAGATCCGATATACGAGGGTTCGAAGACATATCGCATTACCCAGAACGCAGACGGAAGCTCCGGAATACTTGACACAACTAAATACACACAGGAAGGGGATCGGTTTGCGGCAAAGGACATCAACAGCACAAACGCTGCCATCAATCAGATAAATCACGTTACACCGGTAACACTGACCGCTACCGGGTGGACGGGTGATTTTGCCCCTTATGCCCAGACCGTAATGATAGAAGGGGTTAAGGCTGATGATTCCCCTATCGTAGTAAGCATGTTGGAAGACGGGGCATCTGAGGAAGTGCAGAAAGCCTACAGCAAAGCATATGGAATTATTACTTCTGGAACTGGCACAACAGCTGACGGCAGTGTCGCTTTCAAGGTATATAAGAAACCGACTACCGATATTACAATCGGACTCAAGGGGGTGTAGTCAATGGGAAGAATCTGGATGCCTGGTGGAGGCGGTGGAGCAGATCTGGATGTTATCACTGCGGAAGCAAAGGATGTATTAGCCGGGAAAGTGATTGTCGATAAAGATGGAAATCCTTTGTCCGGTACGATGCAGACCATGAGCGGTGGAACTTATACCCCGTCAACCAGTCAGCAGAGAATTTCTTGTGCCGAGAAGAAAATGACAGGGGATATTATTATTCCAGCATTCACACTGCCGTCTGCAAACGTAATTAAAAAAGGTGTGACCGTTGATTTTTACGGAAAGAAAGTAACAGGAACCTTTCAAGGATATGTGGATGATAAGTTGTGGATTTACAATCATGGAACGTGGTCCAATATGACAACTCCGGGTTTTACAGGTTATAAGGCTAATGTAGCTCCTGTAGATTCCGGAGGAACTATTACGTTCACTCAAAATGATACACGCCGTATCGGAGTAACTAAATCATCAATAAATTTCAGTGGTTATAAATATTTAAAAATGAACGTATACGGACAAAAGAATCATTATGGAGTCACTAGTGTTGGTGCCAAATTCCTTGATAACCCGAGTGACGACGCTGGTAAACAACCGGGTGGTGTGTCTGAATTGCCAGATAAAACATGGACATTGGTTACGATACCGTTAGCTAACGTACAAAAATGGGCTTACCTTTGGGTTAGTTTTTCCACCATTAGAGGTAGTACCAGTGCTGAGACAACGGTTGACAGCAAGATTAACGAGATCTACTTATCTAAATACTAATCGAAAGGAGTACACAAATGAACGCATTAGTTATTTATGACGCAACAGGGCGTATTTGGAACATCTCATACGGTGAGACAACCGTTCCACAGGGTTTGACTGCGATTTTCGTTGATATCCCAGATGGAGCAGTACTGAATCACATTGATGTGACAGATGCAAAGAACCCGAAACCTGTATTCGATTATGTCCCGGAGTCGGACATCGGAAGATTACAGAAAGATTTAAAAGAGGCAAATGCCACCATCGAGAAACTTGATTCTCAGTTAACTGAAACTCAGATGGCTCTTTGTGAGCAGTATGAGAGTAAGCTCGAACTGGAAGAAGAAGTTACCAACACGCAGATGGCAATCTGTGAAGTATACGAAGCACTGGAAGCAAAAGAAGGAGGTGAGGTGTAATGGCAATGGTGTATGTGGATCTTATTCGCAAAGGTCGGAAAACAATCGATGATGTACCAAAGAAACTCAGAGCAGAAGTCGAGGCACTGTTAAATGCTTAGGCTGCTGCTCTTTTTAGTGCTGAGGAAGGAGGTGAACGATATGGCAGTTATTTATGCAACTTTAATTGTTAAGGGCAAAAAGACATATGCGCAGGTTCCAGACAAAATTAAACCGCAGGTTAAACAGATCCTGATTGACCTGGAGTGCGAAGAACTGATCGAGGAGTAAGGACATGGAGTTAATTATGCAGTACGCAGCCACACACCGGGCAGCATGGCTTTTTGCAGCTATATCTGGCGCGCTCGGTGTGGCCTATCGCGAATTGTCAAAGCAACTCAAGGAAGAACGGGTAAGAACTAAGGCTATCAACGAGGCAGTTCTTGCCTTGCTTCACGACCGCTTGTACCAGGCTTGTCAGTATTATCTGCAGCGAGGGTATTGCGGTTTAGATGATCGCGATAATTTAGAGTATTTGTTTCGACCATACAAGGCATTGGGCGGTAATGGTACCGGAGAGGAACTGTATCACCGAAGTCTAGCCATGCCGTATGGTCCAGCAGAAAGCGAGGGATAAGAATGGAACTTGGAATTGCGAGTGTAGCCGCTATCACTGCTATTTGTTATCTGGCAGGCGTGGGATGTAAAGCGTCCGAAAAGGTTAAGGATGAGCTTATTCCGGTTGTATGCGGTGTGACCGGTGGCATCCTGGGAGTAGCAGGCATGTATCTGATGCCGGATTTCCCGGCAGGCGATGTGATTAATGCGGCTGCAATCGGTATTACATCCGGCCTTGCAGCAACCGGAGCTAATCAGGTGCTTAAGCAGGTATCCAAGGCCTAAGAGGAGGTGATCCACCTATCTCCCCAGACAGCCGGGGTGATGGCTGCCATTGCGACATCGCAACAGCGAGGCGGAGCAATCCGCCTTTTTTTTGAAAGAGGTGATTAATTGGAGACTTTAATCCGAGGCGATAATAAACCCATCATTCTTGAATTTGACGAGGCTCTTGTTAATGTTGACCAGGTAAGTGCCATCCTCTACCGAGATGACAGGATTTTTAAAAAGTGGGACGAGTCCACCACAGTCATTGACGGCCAGACAATTTCTCTGCCACTGACGCAGGAGGATACGATGGCAATCCGGTGCGAGAGGGTGCAGCTCGAAATTAAACTGGTTTCGGGTGGTGATATCGAATTTTTTGATATTGTACCCCTGTATGTCCGCCAACGACACGATGACACTATCTTTAATTTTGTGGGGGGGGGCAGAGATAAATGAAGCTGATGAGAATTACAGCATCCAGTATGCCGCATAAAATGACGCCATCTCAGCAGATGATCATCAAGAAAGGGTACAGTCCTTATATCGGTGATACCGGCACATGGTATGTATATGACGATAATAAAAAAGCATTTGTGGACTCTGGCATCAAAGCGACCGGCCCTCAGGGTGAAAAAGGTGCACCGGGTAAAAATGGAGAAAAAGGCGATCCGGGTGCGAAAGGAGAGCCGGGCGCGAAAGGAGATCCAGGAACGAAGGGTGCCCCTGGTGATAAGGGGGAACGCGGCGAAAAGGGAGAACCAGGAGTCAAGGGTGCCCCTGGAGCTAAAGGAGACCCTGGACAAAAAGGCGATCCTGGGGCTAAAGGAGATCCTGGAAAGGACGGAATAAGCCCTGAGTTATCCGTCAGCGACATTACAGGCGGACATCGCATCACAATCAAGGATGCGTCCGGAACAAGATCGGTAGACGTAAAAGATGGAGTCGATGGAAAAGATGGAGCTAACGGAAAAGATGCTGTTGTATCCTATGCGGCAGTAGTAAATGCATTAGGATATCAACCTTATAAACCAGGTGCAGAACTGGATGCATCTGCATTAGTTGGCGGAATAAATAGTATCATTAACAATGATTTTGCTGTCTCTATCAATCCGGCCATCAACGGAGCAGGGTTCAATGTCCATAGAGGCGGATCAGTAAAAATTTATTTTGGCGAGTATGAAATGCCCATCACAGACTCGGCAGCCGAGTTTTTGTTTGATGGATCTAGCAGAACGTATGTGAATTTTCCGCAACCTGTTAAATGGGCTGATATACCGAAAATCATGTGGGACGAATCAAAAAAATATCCTACGGGAGCATATGTAGGCACAAAAGAAAACGGCAATAGTGAAATCATTTGGTATAAGTCCCAAAAAGAAAATATCGGCATTAATCCGTTGGGTGATTCTTCGGGAACATGGATTCGCGAAAAAAAAAGGTAAATCGATTGATCTGACGGGAGCATATGTAACGATAGAGGTTACGTTTCCGAATAAAATAACATATGAGAACGGAGTATCTTTATATTGGAGAGCAAGAGGTCAAAATGCAAAATATATAAAAATAGAGAAGTATGGCGCCACTAAAGGATGGAGGATGCTCAAAGAAAAGAATTTTGAACCCGAAAAATTAGTGAATACATTTTATGTCGGTTCCGATAATGATGATACAAGTGGCGATACGAAGATCAAGATAACTCTTAGTCCGTTCAACGATAGTTGGTGCGCTCTTACCCAGCTTGCGGTAACTGGTTTGATCGGTGGCATTGAAGGAACGCTATTAAGTCGGGGCGGAGGTAGCATGTATGGAAATATTATTCCGTACAAGTCCGGTGGTGCAGATCTAGGAGGTTGGGGAGCTCGGTTTGGTAGTGTATTTGCGAATAAATTGTATATCGGAGATACAAATATCCAAGAGTGGCAGCTAAAAAAGCTTTTGCAGCTTATACAATAAGAAAGGAGATATCGA